GATGACGCGAACGGCACCTACGAGACCACCTGGACTTCTGGCACCGACTATGTGCTGGCTCCGCGCAATGCTGCGCTGGATGGATTCCCCTACACCGAGATTGATACGAGCGTCACATGGCCACGCAACTTCCCTAAGGATGTCTATCTTGGCGTGAAGGTGGTCGGCGTGTTCGGCTTCCCATCGGTACCGGCTGCGGTCAAGCAGGCAGAGATCATCCAGGCAGGCGCTGTGTGGAACAGCCGCACCGCGCCATTTGGCGTGATCGGATCTGCTGACCTTGGCGGCATCCTTCGGATGAGCCGCGCCCTGCACCCAGAGGCTGCGCTTATCCTTGAGCCGTACCGCAAGCGCAACGGCTTGGCGCGATGACCGACCTGACCATCCTTGATGCCATTGCTGCACGCCTGACGGCACTCACACCGCCGACTGGCTACTCACTTCGCAAGGCATACGCCACGCCTCCTGAATCGCTGCCGGTCGTACCGTGCGCGGTTCTGTTCCCAGGCAACGACCAGATCACGGTGGGCAACGGCAACCGCACCACGGTGCTGACCGTCAATGTCGTGGTCTACCTCCTGCCCATCCCACGGATGGATGACAAGTACCGCGACCTCTACACTTGGCGCGCGTGGCTTCGCACTGCATTCGATGGAGCGGTCACCATTAGTGGAAACGCGGTTCAGGTCGCAGTCACTGGTACTACACTCGGCACAGATACATACGCTGATCAGGACTACCTGACGGTGCAGGCACAAGCGGAAGTGACCGTCTATGACACGGTCGCCTTCACCGCGTAGAGCAAGGAGATCGAGAGATGGCAACAATCGGCGCAAAGGCTCTGACGCGAATGGCTATGGCATCGCAGTCAGGATTCGGTACGGCCGCATCAATGGGAACGGCAACTGGCGAGATCGTCTTCACGGAGACACTTGGCGCGCTCGACCTGGGCGTGACCGTTGACCTGGGCGAGACCACCTCAGTTGGTAAGCGCACCGCCATTCAGGCTGGGCGACCAACGATTACCGGCAAGGCCCCAGTCCTCACGATTCAGGAAGGTCCTGCATCACTCCGCACCCTTCCGCTGATTCTTGATGCAATCGGCGCGAGCACTTCAGGCACGGCTTCGCCGTATACCTGGACTTGGTCGCCAACGCAGGGCGATGTTGACACGCTCGTCTTCTATTCGTTCCTTGTGACCGACGGCGTACAGAAGTATCTCGTCAAGGATGCAGCCCCAACCGAGATCACCTTCTCGGCAGATGCCACATCCCTGCTACAGGTTGGCGCAACCTTCGCGGCGACCACCGTTGAGTCATCGGCTCTGGCCTTCGCTACGGCGCTTCCAGCGCAGCCAATGATGGCTGGTCGCTTGATGAAGTTGAGCACCGATACCAACTTCCCAGACAAGAGCGGCACAGGCGCGACTGACTTCTCCAGCGTGATGAACTTCAACCTCTCGGTGCAGACTGGCGTTGGAATGGTGACGGCGCTTGATGGCAGCCTCACGGCAGCCACAGCGGCTCTGACCGGCGTGCTCGATGCGACGCTGACCTTCACGGTCATTAGCAACAGCGCAGCGACCACCTCATTCCCAATCACCGACATTGCGACGCAGAAGTACCTGCGCCTCTACGGCACGACTTCTGATAACTACGGTGTGTGGATTCTCGGCTCGTGGGAGATCGAGAATGTTGTGCCGCTTCAGGCGGACACCGACGGCGTGGTGATGAACGAAGTCACCTGCCGACTGGCGTATGACACGACCTCAGGCAAGTCGCTTGAAGTCATCATCGACTCGCCGCTGGCAACAGCGCCGTAAAGAACAGCGCCTAGTGCGCTAGTAGGAGGGTCAATATGGACACGATCAAGATTGCGCTAGAGGGTGAGTTCGCAGGCTGGACGGCCGAGTTGCGTAAGCAGGTCTCGGCTCGAATCCTTCTGGACTTGGAGTCAGGCGATTCGATTAGGGCGCTTCAAGCGTTTAGCAAACTTATCGTCAAGCACAACTTCAAGGATCTAGATGGGAACCCTTGTGACGATGTGTTGGACGCACCAGTAGATGCGCTAACGCAGACGCTCGAGGCGTGGGGCAAAGGGAATCAGCCGGACCCCAAGTAAGGCTCGCCGCCAAGCGGATGGCGATTGGACAATCTATCGCGCCTCCGCCAGAAATCATCTTCCACATCTTGGGCGAGAAGTTTGGGATGTGGCCAGATGAGGTAGCGAGCCTACCGCTCGACCAAGTGCTGCTCGCCTGGACAATCCACGCGGAGATGCAGCCGAAAGGGAAGTGATGCCAGCCGCTCTAGAAATCAAGATGCAAGGGCAGATTCGAGCAGAGGCGAAAGCGCTGCAAGATGTCTTCCTAAAGACACTTGGCTGGAAGGGCATTCGCAAACTAGAGCAGTTTGCCGTCGTCAATGCTGCTCGTGCCTATGCGCCATATGTCCGCGCCGCTGCGCCGAAAGATGTTGGCGGACTTGCCAAGAGCGTGCGCGGTCGCCGCTCTCGCTATCAGCGGCCTGGGGCTATCGTCGGACCTACACAGGGGAAGAAGCAAGCCTGGTATGCGCGCTTCGTAATCTACGGCTCAAAGCCACACACGATTCCAAAGACCAATGTGGTCGGTCAGGCGATCAATCGTCGTCTTGATGCAGCCGGTGCTGGATACTCGGTGTTCGACCAGGGGAAGATTCAGCACCCAGGAGCGCGAGGCAATAACTTCGTCTTCCCTGCCGTAGAAGCAAATTATCAAAAGGGCGCGGACGCCTTTGGCGCGACTGTGGTGCTGCTACTCAACGATGAGGCTAAGCGCGCTAAGGTACTAGGGCTGGAGATTGAGTACGCGAATGGTACGGCCGCGAAGTGGCAATCACACCCAGCGCTCAAGCATTGGAACAAGCCTGACTATGTCGGACCACTTACGCCGCTGCAAGCCTTCGCACGCAGCAAGCGAGAGGCAAGCGACAAGGTGAAGGCAATCGCTGCAAGCGCTCGTGTGCGGCAGCTGCGCCAAGACGCAAGGGTCTTTGGCATCAGACCAAATATGTCCAACCTAAGAGCAGGATAGGAGTAGAGCGTGGCATCAACCGGCGGTATTGTCTTCGCGCTGACGGCAAGGGACCTTGCCTCTAAGGCGGTTGGCAAAGTCAATAACAGCCTTGGCAAACTAGGAACGGCTGGCAAACTTGCTGCCGTCGGTATCGGCTTCGCCTCTGCTGCAACAGCAGCGCTCGGAAAGATTGCACTCGACGCCGTTCAGGCTGCTGCTCAGGATGAGCGCTCAACGATTCTTCTCAACGCTGCGCTCAAGCAGCGTGGCTTCAATGTTCTTGAACTGACTGGCCGCATTGATGAGCAGATCAACGCGATGGCTCGCCTTGGCATTGAGGATGACCAGGTTCGCGCTGGGCTAGAAATCGGCTCACGATTCTTCAAGGACCAAGAACTGCTCCTTAGGGCAAATGCCGTCGCAGCACAAATCTCCGCCGCCACTGGCAAGGACTTGTCCGAGGTAATGATGACGCTTGGCAAGGCATCTCAGGGCCAAGGCAAGGGACTGAAAGAACTCGGCATCGCCACAGAGAAGACGGTCAAGAAGACCGTCTATAAGACCAAGACAGACGAACTCGGTCATAGGATTACTGTTAGGACTACCAAGGCAATCAAGCAGCAGGTGTCGATTCAGGACATCCTCACGGCTGCGACCGCCAAATACGGCGGCATCGCAGACGAACTTGCAAACTCAACCAGTGGACGATTCGCTGCGGCGCAGATTCAGTTTGCCGAAGCGATGGAGAAACTTGGCTACGACCTACTTCCTGCAGTCAATGAGTTCCTTACCTTCATTGTCAAGGATGCCCTTCCAGTATTCCGCGACATCATCAGCGCGATTGGTCCAGTCATCACCGACCTGATTGACAATGCCGTTCGACCGTTAGCAGCATCGTTCAACGAACTGTTCTCAGTCTTTGGCGCAGATAGTAAGACCGCTGTTCAGGGTCTGGTAATCGCCTTGACTCCATTGAAGTTGCTGCTACAGGCAATGAAGATTGCCATTGATGCCATTGTCGTTGGACTCAAGACGCTCTTCGCAGCACAGGGAACGCTCGGAAGGGCTGGTACAACCTCTGCCGGATACTCGCCGTATCTTGCCAACGCGGTGGCTGCTGGAACATTCAGTGGTGCTCCAAGTTCAATGATGACTACCAACAACATCTTCATCGGCACAGGCAAGGTGGACACCGTCGTGACTGACTCCATCAACCGAACAGGCACCTTCAAGCGCGGCCGCTAAATGGCTAACCCATTCAGCCTCATCGTCGCAGGCGTTGACAGCGGCGCGAACCTTCTTGACCTTCCAGCGCCGAGCGCGCTGACCACGCCTTATGTGGACCTTGGCAGCCTGTCGCTGACGCTCTCAGGCGACGGCAACGGTGGCTCAATGACCTTCGATGTGATTGAGCCAAAGACCCCAGTCGCAGGACCGTGGTGGCGCTCTGGCGCAGTCCACGACAATGCGCGCGTCCAGTTCTTTGATAGCCGCTATAGCGTCTCGTCACCAATCTTCCTTGGCTATATCACCAGCATTGATGCGCGGATGCTGGAGAACGGCCTTGGCTCGCGCGCAACCGTTAGCGTTGAGGATGCAGACGGCTGGCTGGGTAAGACCATCATTCGCAATGGCAAGACAGGCATCCGCGCTACCTCATTCGTGGACTCGTTCACGCTGGGATCTGGAGAGGCAGGAGGTACTTCGTCGTCTACTGACCGCGACATCATCAACGGATTGCTGGCTCGCGTGAATACGCAGGTAAACGACGCGACTACTCGCGAGATCCTGAACACCGCAGTGATCAGCGGCTCTACTCGCGCGATCTATTCAGGAACTGCTCAAAAGATTGGCAAGCAATCCTTCAAGGCAACCACGCTCCAGAGCGCGCTCGATCAGGTGGCAGAAGCAGCAGGCGGCATCGCTGACATTCAGTACCGCTACTGGGTTGATACCGATGGGCGACTGAACTACGGACCAAAGGAGGTTGCTCCGACCTATGCCACGGCACCGGCAGAGATCGTCACCGATCCTGCGAGCGTCCAGACTGGCAGCGCCTCCACCGTGACGCGCCTGCTGGCACGCGACCTCTCGGTCAATCTCGATCACTCGGACATCGTCAAGGGAATCTTTGTGCAGGCTGACTCAGCCTATGCGCGCTACGACAGCAACCAGACCTTCCCAACGGCTCCGACCAATGACCCATACTTCCGAACCTACACAGGAACCTTCAGCCGCAACGGCGCTGGGCTTGCAAGCCGTAGCGGTCCTCTGCCACATGAGGTGTTCAGCGCGCCGAAGATCGTCGCCAAGGCGGATCGCGGCGCGACCATCGGATCGCTCGCTCGTGCAACTATGGTGACGCGCGGCAAGCCAGTTCGCACCGTGTCCTTCACGGTTGCCGGTGCGAACCTCAGCCAGACCTCTGCGCCAGATTGGGAGTACGGCTACAGCCAGGGCTACGCGCTGACCGCCGCTGCGACTTACACACTCGTCAAGGCGTGGCTACCAGGGCAATATGTGAAGTTGACCGCGCCAGCGCTCGACCTCTCGTCCGCTATCCTGTACATCCCCACCGTGACGATGCGCTTCGCTGAGGGTGGCGGAACCTACCAAGTCCAGTATGAGATCCAGGCGGACTTCCGCCGTCAGTATCTGAAGGGGCTGCGCGGCCTCATTGCAGGAGAGTAGAGATGGGTAAGTACGGCACAAACCTAGAAGGCTTCGGAGCGTTTGAGGGCGGCGTAAACGCCGACAAGGGCGCACCGCTCGTCAGCACATCGAGCGACGGAGAGACGGCGCTGCTCTTTGGTCCAGCTGCGCTGCGTGAGATTCAGGCAGGCGTGGCTAATGGCGACTTCGCCATTCCGCCAGATGCAGCAGGCGACACGATTACCGCAGAGAACCCACTGCCCTACTGGACATTCACGGATGTGAACAGTGCCGGTGCGATCACTTGTAAGATTGAGAATGCCTCATCAGCATCAGGCAATATGCTGACTTGGACGGTTGTGGCGAATACCCCAACCGGAAAGACGGCAACTATTTCTCGTTATGTTCCAGTGCCATCATCAAGAGACACAGCCTATGGGTCTTGGCTTGAGTTGCACGCACAAGCCGTTGATGCACACACAGACCGTAAAGTCATTATGACTTTGCAGTTTTATATGTCTGATCTGACGGCCGTCGGCACCGCGATCACGCGAACATTTAGCTTTGCCGATTTTTCACCGGCGCGAACAGCGAATTTTCTATATGGTGATAACTCTGACAGATTGAATATCAACTACTTGGCAACTTTTGCAAAGATCTCTATCTCTATTGATACAACTGGAACCAATGTTGCTCAATCGCAGATTCGGTTTTATGAGGTAAAGACCCTTCTTAGCCAGCCGATGCTTCTTCTTACTCCGAGACTGCCCTTTGGCTCCGTAGGTCCTGCATCAATCTGGAAAGAATCAGACTCGCTATACATTTCTGCGGATATCCCAACAACAGCATCATCGTCAGGTGCTCTATCAACAACTCGACCATACATCAAACTTGATGGAAGCGCGATTACGGTCGGCGGCGCAAACTCCTTGTATGTATCGCGTGCCAGCGTTGCATCAGCAACGCAGTCGTTTACAAACAACACAGGAGCAACGGTCTTGCTGGACACGGCAAGCACTACGCCCACCACTGGAACCTATGACCCTAAGTCTTGGTTCAACAATGCCAACGACCGCATCGCTATTGGTCAGGCTGGCTTTTATACCGTCACCGCAAACATCGCCTTTGCCGCTAACGCAACAGGAAGACGAATCGTGAGCATCAATGTGAATGGCACAGAAGTCACGAGCACTACTGCTATGGCCGCGCCGACTGGCTCGTCAATCCTTTGCTGCACGACGAATCTCTACCTGGCATCAGGTGACCTTGTGA